CGTCACCAACGACGCGATGCATGAGGACCTGACGGCCCTGAATCGGGTTGCACCGGGGTTTGTCCACTTAGACCCCCTCTGCCCGCCCCATAAGTTGGGTCACGCCCGATATATCAGAGAGAAGATGTGGGTGCCCTTGAAGCAACTCAAGGAAGACCCCAAGATCAAGCACAAGAACGAGATCAAGGCCACGGCAGTCTCCAAGAAGCAGGAAATGGGCTTTGGGGACCCTGGACTCGAGAGAGAAGCGGGCTCAGAAGAGGAGGCTCGTAAGAAGTCCATCGAGAATGGCGATTTCGTCCTTGTGGAGCGGTGGCACAACCGTATTGAGAAGAAGATCGTCATGTTCGCCGATGGTGTCCGTGAGCCGATTATGGAAGAAGGCCATCCCTTCACAAAGATGGTCTTTCCGCAGGTCATCAACGTCCTTGGCCAGCCAGAGTTTGAGGAAGACGGCGTTACGCCGGTATTGGACATCAAGGCAGGCGAGCAGGCACCGGGTTGGCTGGTGGAAGATGGCTTCCCCTTCATTCCAGTGAAGTTCGACCTCCATCCCGATTCATACTACCCCCTGGGGCACCTGAAGTATGTTGAGGACATCCAAAACGGCATCGTAGAGTCTCTGAGCCGCCAGGCGGGCATTCTGAAGCGCACTTCTCGTATGGCCTCTATCTCCAAGGAGGAGATGAAAAACAACACGAAGTTGGCAGAGCAATATCGCAGAGGGAGTGACGGTGAACTACTTGAGATGGAAGACCCGAACGCGATTAATACGATTGATCCGCCGGTTATCGGGGCAGAGCAACTTAACTACGAGGATCGCCTCCGCAGTTACGAAGAAGAGATTACTCGGGTCACTGACCTTGTTGAGTCTGGTGCTACTCCACGCACTGCGACGGAAGCCTCGCTGATCGCCACCCAGATCTCTGTGAACAGGGAGTGGATGGAGTCTACTGTCAGTGGAGTGTATGAGGACATCATCCGCAACTCTTTCCAGATCATGGGCGATCCCCGGTATACGCCAGAGAATCTCCTAATCAACTTCGCCCCAGAGGGGCAGGCAATCGCTCGTAGAGCTTTGTCGTCAATGGACTTCCTGTGGGAGTTCAAGATCACCGCAGCAGCAGGCTCCACCCAGCCCTTATTCGAGCAGATCCAGCAGGAGAAGTTCCTTGGCTTCTACGACAGGGCCATTCACCGTCCGAACTTCGACCAGCACGAACTGGACAAACTCTTAGCCTCCAGCGCAGAGGTGGACATCGACAAACTCCTGCCTTCTCAGGGTGATCCGGCAGAGCAGCAGGCTGCCATGATCGAAAACGCTCTCCTGAGCGCAGGACAGGACCCCGGAGTGATTCCTGAACAGGATCATCAGGTCCACATGGAGATCCACAGCCAGTATCAGCAGGACCCGCAGTATCAGCAGTTAGTCCAGTTGTCCCAGCAGGTCAACATCATGCAGCAGCAGATGAACCCACAGGCAGCAGTCCAGATTCAGCAGATTGACGGGATCTACCAGCAGCACATCCAGGCTCACGAAATGGCCCAGCAGCAGATGGTTCAGGGTCCAGCCCCGATACGGGTGCCGGGCAGAGGAGGGGGTGATTCAATCCAATCGACCGTGAGAGGCAACGCGCAGAATCTCGCCAACACGGTAGAAGCACAATCTCAAGACGCGAATGATGGAGCGTAATTGATGCTCAGTTGCAAGAAAAACACAAAGCACAGGTCCAGAAAGGCCGTTATAGAGGACATCCTCACAGATGAGGAGGCTGTTCCTAATTACGCCAAGGCGTAATATGGACGGTCTTCAGTTGATTCTGGGGGTCTTGTTGGACATCGGGGACTGTTTGAGCAAGGAGAAGTAGTTTGGCCAAGATCGCGTGGAGCGACGACTTCAAAGCACGGGCCCAACTTGGCCTAATCGACGACGTCAAGCCGTGGTCGGCTATGGGCGAGCGGGAAGGCACGGGGGTCACTGCGGCAGGCGAGGAGATCTGTCGCCTAAACGACCTCAATGATGCACCGACTTCTGATACCTTTATCCCTTGGCCCGCGGATGCGGGCTGTTCGTGGTGGGGCTTCCTCGTAGACGGAGATGCGATCTCAACCGTATGATAAGAATGAAGAGATGTGTCTGTGGGGACTGTGAGATCGTAAGGGACTACCCTTACGACACCAATGCAGGGAGGTGTCCAAAGACCTTTGAGTGCGAATGCGGCGGGGAGGCTGTGTGGACGTTCCAGGGGCCGCAGAACCACATCCATACGGAGAAGTCGAGCTTGTACGACCCCAACCGGGTCGATCCACGCTTCGGCCAACCGGTAGCCAGTTACCAAGAGAAGAAAGCCCTTTTGAAAGAGAAGGGCATCGAGGAGACGGATGTAGAGCGGTTTGATGACATCCAGAACGATGTAGCAGAGAAACAGGCCAGACAGGCCAAGATTCAGAGAGACCCGTCAATGCTGGTCGCGGACTCACCGGATCAACTCTTACAGAAGATCAGCAACGACCAAGAGAGTCGCGGAGCAACCGGAAACGTCATGGTATCAGACGACATGGACTCCGGGATGATTGATTCTTGGAGAGGATTTTAATCAATGTCTGAAGCCACCGATCTGGCGGCGACTGAGGGAGAAGCCCCCGAGACCCCTGAGTACACGGAACCCGAAGGCACTACGTTTGGGTTTGACGATACTGAGGATACGTCCACGGGGGAACCTGAATCGCAAAGCGGGCAACCGGAGGAAGAGACACCACAGCAAATACCTACCGATGACGGTGGGACACTACGTCAGCAAGACTACACGCGAAAGACGCAGGATCTTGCCGATGAACGCAGAGCCTTTGAGGCGAAGCAGGTTGAGTGGCAGGAGGCCCAGAAGGCGCAACAGGAGCAGATCCAACAGACCCTTCAGGCGCTTCAGCAGACTCAACAGCCTCAAGCACAAACAGGGCTTGTGCAGCAACTTCAGGACGTTGCATCCAATCCCAACCTGACAGCAGAAGACAGGGCAGGTCTGAATGTGATCGCCAACCTTGCAAACGAACTTGAGACAGCCAAGCAGACCATCGCTTCTCTGTCGCAGTTTCAGGAGCAGGTGGCACCCCAGTTCGAGCAGATCAACCAGACCGTTACAGGTCTGTCGGCAGCACAGCAGCAGGCACAGGTTGCGGGTCTCCGCAATCAGCTTGCAGAAGCCAACGAAGCCTTCGGGGTTGAGGTGGTGGAGGCTGCAATGCCGTTGGTTCGTCGGATGGGGGCAGTGAATGGCAGTTGGAGCCCCGAGGTGAACCCACAGACAGGCGAAGCCTTCTCTATTGCAGAGATGGTTGGCTTGGCTTCTGGGAAGCTCGCACAGGGGAACCAGGAGGCTCAGGAGGCACAATTAAACGGGTCTCGGCTGGCTAAGAAGTCTGTCGCAGGAACAGGTGTAACAGGCACATCGAAGCCCGGCACATTCTCTGAAGCTGACGCAATTGCTGAAATCGGCCAGAACCAAGGTCGCTGACGTGACAAACAGGAAAAGCAACAATGGCACAGACTAAATCCGAAGCAGCGGAAAGCCATTGGTCAAGTGTAAGGAAGGTCGTCCGCAAGCCAGTGGTGGACAACTTTTTCGAGGACTACCCGACAATCGCAGAGTTCCGCAAGTCCATGCTCAACATGAACGGCAGCGGTTCCCGCGAGATTCAGGTGATCCTTCAGACCAGTGGCGGTACTGCGGAATCGTTCGACAAGTATGATCCGCTGAACAAAGATCCAATTGATCCTATCGAGAGCGCATTCTACCAGCGGCGTTACTACGCTGTTCCGATCATCCTTTCGGATACGGAAAACTGGGAGAACATGGGTCCCGAGCGGATCTTCAACCTCATGAAGGCTCTTGGCGACAATGCCGACTCGACCCTTCTGAAGGCGATCAATGAGGATATCTATTCGGCGCAGGCCGGTAAGAATATGCTCGGTTTCCAGGATGTGATCAACGCTTCTGCCGGTGGCACCATTGGTGGCATCGACTCGAGTGTGACTACGAACTGGGACAATCAGCGTGACACGAACGCATTGACGTTCACCTCGCAGACCGTGACGAATATCTTTGACGGTGTGCAGGGCTGGAATGACATCAATGATCTGGTCGCCATTCAGGGCGGTCGGGTGTCGCACATCTTCACCACATGGTCCATCGCCAAGGCGTATCGAGAGGTTGTATCCAGTGCAGGTTATGCCCGCACTGAACTGTCGAACCCAGGCGGTGTTGGTACGGGCAGCCAGGGTAATCCTGACTTCTACGGTGCCAAGATCATCGCGGACAACGACTGCACAGCACTCTATAGCTACCATGTGGACCAGCGCCACGCCAAGCTCGAGACGCTGAAGCAGGCGAACTTCAACAAGACACCGTTTGTCTCGTTGCAGAGCAATGGCCAGTTGGCCCAGTTGGCCTACAAGGTCGCATCCGTGCAGCTTTCCACCAACAATCGTCGGCGTCTCGGTGTCAAGACCGCGCTGACGGGTAGTTAATAGGGAGGGATACGATGAGTGATTTCAAGTTTGTCGGCTCTCTGACCTTCGATCAGGCTATCGATGAGACATCCACCACCGCGAAAGTTCCCCTGGGGACGATTGTGCAGGCCAAGGACTTGGCGTCTACCGGTTACGGTATCGCAGAGTTCATCTACCTGAAGGGTGTTGCTTCAACCGCAGTCGGATCTTGGGTGACAATTGCAGACAACTCGACCACAGCATTGGCGGTAGCCAACGCCGTGGGTCAGGTTGCCGTGGCAATGAGCGCCTGCGTAGCATCGAACTGGGGTTGGTATCAGATCAGCGGACAGGCCGCTGGTAAGGTGCTGACGTCGTTTGCTGCTACGGGTGGCGATGCGTATCTTACAGCGACGGCTGGCAGTCTGGACGATGCTGATGTTGCTGGAGACTTCGTGCTCAACGCAGTCCCAGTCAGTGCGATTGATACACCGTCTACTGGCTTGGCAGAGTTCCAGTTGAACCGTCCGTCCGTATCGAACGGACTGGACGACTAAGGAAATGGGGAGAGGAGGAGCGATCTTCCTCTCCCCATACAAGGAAGAATGAGCAATGGAAGCGTATAAGAGAGGGTCAGGCAGACCCCGCAAGGATGGTTTGGTAAGAGACGCGGAGGGCAACCTCCGAGATCCAGGGGGGCATATTACCACTGAAGAAAAATGGGCCACACGGGCTCCTGAAGAGAATGAAGCCGCAGCGGAGCCAACGAGCAACGATGCTGTCATTCAGGAGATGGCTGCGGAACTTCGCCGCCTTCGGGAGCAGGTAGAGTCTCAGGCACCACAGCAGGACAAGATTACCGGAAAGTGGGACTATCACTACAAGAACCAGCCCCACCTGAGAGTCTTCGGCGGGTTGGAGGTGGATCACCAGCCGGGATTTATGCCCCATCCTCCCAGCGGTATTCCGATGTATGAAGCCGTTGGCGGGGGGACCACAGACCACTTAGAGGCTCCGGTAAAGAAGTATATGAAGATGGATGGGATGGGCAATCCACAACTTGGAGAGGACGGACAAGCACAGCACACGGAGGTTCCTGTTGCTAAGGCCGCAACACGCGATGCCAACGGCGATCCTATCCTAACACATGAATACAAGGTATGGCTCCATCTGAAGGCGCGAGGCAAACGACTGGACAGTAACGCCATGTCGGACATCGCGGCGGGCAAGGGACTTCCAGCAGGCTCAGTCGCCTCTCAGGAAGTTGAATTCAATGATGCAGGCGTTCCCGTAACAAGTGACTGAGAATGACACTCGGACAGGGTATTACAAGGGTACTAAACAGGGTGGGGCTGTCTGATTCCACTGAGGAGTTCAAGGGTAGGGCCAGGGACTACATCAATCAGATGTTGGCCGAGATCATGCCCTTGGTTCCTTGGTGGTGGTTGGACAAGGAGTCCACTTTCACGACGGTTGCTGACACCAGAACGTATCAGCCGGTGTCCGGGAACATTACTGGTTGGTACTCCTTCTACGACGAGACCAACAGCCGGAAGTTGACGATTGTGGGTCCTGCCGAGTATGAACTCTCTGACATTGACCGCTCTGAGTCGGGGACGGTTGAGAAGGTATTCATTGGGGGAACGGATGCGACCACGGGCTATCCAACGATAGAACTGTGGCGCACTCCTTCCTCTGACGACACCATTCGAATGAGGTATAAGCAGGACATTGACGAATGGACCTCAAGCAACGACGCATCTGACTTCTTGACATTGGGCATCCCCCGCATCATGGAGTCGGTATTGATCTACGGCGCTGCCTCTCTTTACATGGAGCAGGAAGGCGACGATTCAGGAGCAGGACGGGAGGGTGGCAATCTCTCACGGGCGCTGGATGCGGCCAAGTTACAGAACCTTGCGATGCAGGGTGATCGAACCTACAAAGCCATTCCGGCAGACCAGTCTTATGACGGGCTGTTCCGTATTGGCACAGACACAGTGAGCGCATAATGCCACAACTCCCAAGAAAACGTCGCGGCACTCCGATGATCCAACCACAGCCATCCAGCACGACCCCGGAAAGGTCTCTGTCTGCTTTAGAGACTGGCATTGAGAAGCGGTTGACATCACAGGTCGCAGAACCCAATCCGGTTCAGACTCCAGGTTTTCAGCCTTCTGCAAGATCTCGAGTGATCCAGGCCAAGGCGACATCTAACGCCCTTGCCCCACAACGGGTCCAGCAGGGCGATGTGGGCGGTGCGCTGGAACAGAACCTACTGGGTCGCCTCTCCCCTTCGGGCGGCGAGGATGCCATTGCAGCGCGTCAGAGGGCAGAGTTTGAGGCACAGACAGGACGCTCCAGAGATCAGCTTACGGAGGACCTGAACCGCTTTGGGATCATCGGCGGTGGGGTTTCTGGAGGCTCGGCAGCGGACGTGCTGGGGAACTTTGAGGGGCAGGTCCTTCGGGGCGGGTTGGACATCGGAGCCAACCAGCAACTACGACAGGACGCAGACCTTGCCAGAGCGCAGCAGTTTGCTGATGCTGCCGACGTTCGTGGGGCTCAGAACATAGGCTTTGGCCAGAACGCTCTCTCGCAGGCACTGGGGATGGATCAGTTCCAGAACACCCTCCAGCAGCGTCAGGGGGAGTTTGGGGCCGAGTTGGGCCTACGGAACCAAGCAGAGGAACGAGCCGGACTTCAGCAGGCCGTGGACTTCCAGGCTCTTCAGGACCAACTGGGGCTGTCTGAGCGCGGATTGGGGGAGCAGGGTAGACAGTTCGACGTAGGCGCTGAGATCGACCGTGAGCGCCTCGCAGAGGGTGGCAGGCAGTTCGATGTAGGCACCGTCCAGCAGGCCGGTCAGTTCGGACAGGGGTTGGCGGAACAGGTTGCGGGCCGGGAACAAGCAGGTCGGATCTCTGAGGCCGAGTTGGCCGATCAGCAGATGCGAACCCTTCTCCAGAATCAGCAATTCAACCTTGGGTTAGGGGAACAGCGAGCAGCGAGGGGCCAGCAGGCGGAACAGTTCGGACTCGGGTTGGGTGAGCAGACCGCCGAGAGGGAGCAGGCGGGTAGAATCGCACAGGCCCAACTCGAAGACCAAGCGATGCGGACTGCACTTCAGAACCAGCAGTTCAACCTTGGCCTTGGAGAACAGCAGGCGGCAAGGGAGCAGGCAGGCCGCGTGTCGGAGGCAGAGCTTGCCGATCAGCAGATGCGGACTGCACTTCAGAACCAGCAGTTCAACCTTGGCCTTGGAGAACAGCGGGCAGCAAGACAACAGCAAGGCAGGATCACAGAGGCTGGACTCGGCTTGGACCAGCAGAGAATTGCCCAACAGGCCAGCCAGTTTGCTCAGAGCCTAAATGAGCAGGGCAGGCAGTTTGGACTCACTTTGGGTGAGCAGCAGGCCGCGAGAGGGCAGCAGGCAGAGCAGTTTGGAATGGGCCTCGGGGAGCAGCAGGCGGCCAGGGAACAACAGGGGCGCATTGCAGAAGCTGGGCTTGGCTTAGAAGGGGAGAAGATAGCTTCCCAAC